CATAGCGTATCACCCACTTTTCCAAGTTGAATATAGTTTGTATGCTGCTTAATGAAAGATAGGTATAGGGTTCAACACCAACTATGCTTGTTGATGTTTGTGAAACACTTGCGCTGATGGTATATGTGCCTACGCCACCAGTAGTACCAGTCAGTTGATCTACAATGCGTGTGCCGGCTGGAATTGTTCCGCCGGTCATGCTCATTCCTGCGGTGATGGTTCCACTTGCAACTGCTGTTACTGTTAGTGTTGTTCCCAAACAACTACCAGTAAATGTTGCACTACGATCAACATAAGTTATACGCCAAATATCATAATAATCAGTAGCAGGATTGCCTAAAGAATTAGCAAACACCAAAGTACGACTGTCGAGACTAGTAATTCCATCAATACCGCCATAGGTGGCATTAAATTGATCCAGTCTAGCACCATCAATATTTTCAAAACTCAAATCAGTAACAAGATCCACAGAACCAATGCTGGTGAGATTGTAGAAGAAATCTTGTGCTGTTTTCTGTGGCACGTTGAAATTGATTGTTCCAAGATCAGTACCATTGTCGGTAACACCATAGACAGATCTAGAACTTATGTTTGGTGTGATGGGATTTTCGCCACTAATGCCTGGATCGGTTTGAATCCAAAATCCAGGACCGTCGCCAGGCTGCGCATTGATGATGCTGATGGTCCCACGCATGAGACTTTGATTCTGGGAATTATAATAAAGTGTGTTGGGTGCATCCTGAGGTACAACAAAAGTCACTGTACCAGCAGTCGCACCGTTGCGTGTGACTCCTAAGTTATAGGCATCGCCTGTGCCTGTGGTGGGAGTAGTTTTGATCCAGAATGGAAAATCACCTTGTAAAAACAAGTTGAATGTGTATGTGTTGCCCCGAATTAAAGTAATTGGAGCATTGGGTTGATTATCAATATTGTAACTGGTAACATTGGTTCGTGTTACTCGATAGTTAACAGTTTCTTTGTTGTTTTGTGCTACTTGGAAAGTATAATTACCACCACGAACTAAATTTACTGTAGGGTTGTTGCCAGTTAATCCAGAAAATGTGTATACGCCATTGGCTCTGTTTACTATGAAATTTTGACTCAATGCCACACCTGGCGATTGAACCGTGACTACATCAGGTCCATTAGGAACCCAGTAGTACTGACTGAAGTTTACAAATGTGTCAAAGTCTATAAAAGGATCAAGACTATAATAGTCGCTGGTGTACAGTCGGCTGGGTTGTGTTGATGGACTACCTTGATATACCAACGAATCAGTTATGCCAGGATAGGTAATAGCATCAATTATTTTACTGTTGTCTGCTGGATCAATACTGATCACACCAGGTTCCAACTGATAATCAGCACGAGTCTTGTCAGGTTCAATCACATACTTGTCGTTGGGATTTACACCTGGACCAACGGTGCGGCCAATGTAGCCTTGAGTCTTTTTAAATTTTGGCTCTTGGATCAACTGATCAAGAGTAGCTGCCAAGAACTGCTTGTTGGCATCGGTCTGAAAAATTTCAGGAAGAAAATCTACGCTGCGTACTCGTGCCATCAAATTACTCCGCTACCAGGTGCAGTACGCAAGTTGGTACTGGTCAATGCATCAATAACAATAATATTGTCAATAGTAGCGCCGTTGACAAATATTTCACTGGGTTCTGCTCTTACTTCGTACATGTCGCCAAAGTATTTTTGTGTGTCTAGTGGTACAAGTACAACTGAACTGATAATTGATCCAAGATATCTGTGCAGGTATGCAGCCAGTTCTGAGAAATAAAACGTGTCACCAAAATTCCATTTGTCAATGCTGAAATATTCATTCATGGCTGCCAACACAGAACTTTGTATTTCGCTAGTGCTGGCTGTGGAATTTTGAGCACGAATAACTTTGATTGTGGCCTGCAATGTTTTGGCTGCTTTGGGACCAAACAAAGGTTTAAACGCCACAGAGTTTAGAATAATGTTGTCGCTCAACATCTTGTATTCATCAAGCCCTTGATACTCGGTACTGAGTTCATCAATGGTCGGAACGCTGGGTTCTGTCACTGTACCAGTAGTATCTGTCAACCAATTTTGATAGGCAGTATAGTATGCTTGTGTCACAACGTACAAGTCAATAATGTTAGTGGTGCCTGGATCAATTCTATTGGTCAATGGTGAGTTGTGGCGATATTGGAAGTACAATGCTTGACGTCCTGTTCTGGCGATCCACTCGCCTTCAGCATTTTGAGTTATGATTCTTACGCCTGCGCTGTTGACTGTTAGTGTATAAAACAATTCATCGCTGTAGGCATAAAACACTTGCCCAGGTGAGTATTGGAATTTGACCAATTCAATTGAATCCAATGTGGGATACTCTGAATTCACCACCCCAGGTTCAGCCAGCAAATATCTTTGCAAATTGTCAAAGTCCACAGTTTGTTGCAAGAACACCAGTTTGAGATTGGGGTTGACCGACGGAGCAACAATTTCATTGAAGAAGTCTGGGTTGTCAGGCACACCATCACTGTCACTATCTCTGTAACTGATCAACACTTGGAAGTCATCAACATAACCATCTGACTCTACAGGTTGGCCAATGATTGTGGTGTAAATGTCGCCAGGCAGTGGAGATGAGCTGTCTGGTTTGGTATTTACTGCCAACACATTAATAAAGTCTCTAATTGTGGTGCCTGTGCGACTGTCGTAAATCTTTTGGTTGCCGTAGAAGAAAAATCTTGTTTGTAACACCGAGCCAAAGTAATAGGCAAGTCCGCGGTATGAGATTGTGTATTTGTTGTCCACTGCCACAAACTGTACCATCCAACTTGCGTCTAAATTTTGTCCAGATGTATTGCCTGCGTAAGTTTGACTCCAAGTTGCATCAGCATTTAAGTTTGTACTGGTAATAATGTACCATGTACCGGCAGTACCTGTGACTGATCCGTCGTTGTCATATCCAAGACCAAAATTTCTGTACAACAAAATTTGTTGTGTCATTTCTTCTTCTATGGTATTGCTTAAATCTGTAAGAAACACAGGAATAATAGTTTCTACAATAGCACCAGTAGGCACAAAGTTGTTGAGTGCCACAGGACCCTGACCATTGGCTAAATTGCCAACTCCTCCGTTGCTGCCATCACCTACTATGGCAAGTGGACTGGCCCAAATTTCCAAATGGTCTTCGGGTCTAGTTGGCAAGCCAGGTTTTAATCTGTTGTTAGCATCAAAGTAATAAGGTTGCCCATTGATTACCGGAGCTATGAATTTAATCAAACTTTTTTGTGTAACATATCTGAACACAGTACTGCTTGAAGAATCAAATATAATTGGTACGCCTGACGCAGTTTGAAAATAGCCAGTGGTTTCATTAGCCAGTGTTGTGCTTTGATTCCAGGTGCTGAGTGCAGTAGCACCAGTGTTCACAGTTATTCTTGGAAAGTTTGCATAGTAAAACTGATTGAATGTGGCACCAGCAATGGCCGGTTGCACCTGATTGGTAATAAGGTCAGCAATTTCGTTACGGTTGGTCCAGGCAAACAGCGTGGTAGGAAGAATATTATTTTCCCACATGGCACCATCGCTAGAAAATGTATTGGTTGATGAATACTTGCCTGTGTTGTCTACCAAGTCTAAGTAACGACTGGTACCAATTGAAGCACGATTCAAGGCCTTGCTTTTGATAATTGAATTGTATAGAGTGAATGGAAACAGATTGTAATCTTCGCCATTGACCATGCGATTCTGAGTGTAGTATCTTGCTGGAGCACGTTGCTTGATAGCATCAATACTTTCACGACTTTGTGCATTGCTCACAGGCTGCGTGATACCACAGGTAAATGTAATGGTTTGCAGATTGCCATTGCGGTCAATGTAACTGATTGGCAGTACCACGTTCTGCATTTCAGCAGGATTGATAATATATTGCAAGCCGTTTGAAGCACGAACATACGCACGGAAGATGCCCACCGGTATTTCTGAAAACACACCATCGCCAAACACCATGGTAATCTGATCATTGGTTCTGCTGGTAACAGAAAATATTGGTCTTAAGGTTGCTGTTTGTTCTGCGGCCGCTGAGTAAATGTTTTCAGTGAATGTCCACTCTCGACTGACTGTGCCTACATTGTCTAACTGAAACAACCAACGGTCTTCATTGTTAACGCCTTCAATATTAATGTTTACTGTGCGATTGGCAATGCGTTCGGCCAAATTAAAGTCTTGATTTTGCAGTGTACCTTGTTTGAAGAAAAAGAAGAATCCGTTGTTGGCTGATTGATACCCCAACTGATCATTGCGATATAATATATTAAATGTGGTGTCAGGTTTTGGACTGGGTTCGTAAATGTAATCTTGTCCAGCTGTGGTAGAAGTTGTGGCTTCAAACGGCATGTTCACACCATCCACAGTAGCAGTGTAAGGGATCACCGGCAAAAATCCTGGCACCAAGTTAATGCCATATTCGTTGGTGTCAACACCCAGGATAGTTTGACGATTAGCAGGACGGCCAATCTTTTGACTGCTAACCAAAGATGCGTTCACAATGGCATTCCACTGTTCCAACCAGTCAAAGTTTGTGGGGTCAGCCCAGTTTACCGTAACGTTGGCCAAGTTAACGCCATTAAAGTCTGTGACATTTTCTGTTGTGGTCACTGAGAATGCTTTGAGCAAGCCCTGGGCTGCGGTATTGCGTTTGGCAGTGTAACTGACCAAGTTAGCCAATCTAGTAACCGAGTCTCTGCGTTCTGCTGTGTCTAAATAGTTTTCTCTTGTGTTTAAATCTGTACGGAAAGCAAGAGCTTGACCCATAAACGCAATCACGTCCAGCAGGGCAATGTATTCTGATGATTCAATGTAGTCATTGAATGTTTCTGGATAGTACAAACGCAGGTAATCAGTAAAACTCTTGCGTAGAGTTTCAAAATCATAACTTTGAAAGTCTGCTTCGCGATAGGTTTGATAGATTTGTTTCCAATCTTCTACACCAAATATCGCTGTTTGTCTAGTGGTTTTTGCCATTGCGTCTGGGCCTTGTATTCTTTATCTGTTATTTATGTAGATAAAAAACGGCGTAGTTATACATAGCTGGCTGAACGACTGACTTGATTGAAGAATACACTTAGTATTTCAGCATCGACCCCGCCTACTGTTTGTATTTCTATTTCAATTAGCATGCCGTTTTCTTGAGGATACACGTTGATGTTACTAATGAATATTCTAGGATCGCCACCAGCCACTCGTTGCACTTCATCAATGATGCCTTGTTGAACAGCGTCAACTTGATTTTCAAACAGATAATTCCACAATACTGTGCCATATCCCGGACGGCCAGGCAGTTGACCTTGACGAATATTAAACGCATTCAAGAGATCGCGCTTGACCAATTCAAAGTCCACAAGTGTGAATTTTTTGTATTGATTCTGAGTGTTGAAGCCAACAAAGGTAGTCATAACAATATTTATGCGGTAGTTTCGGGCCTTGGATAGCCTATTGCGGTAAGGCTCGGAAGTCCCCGGCGCAGTCTTTCGGCATTCACCCGATCCCACACTATCTCGTCATTTCCAGTGTAAATCAAGTCCTCGTCTTTGGTATTGGAATAAGCACTAGATTCTATGGCTACCGGCAAAATACTAGGCACTTTGGCATTACCCACAATGCGTTTAGCGGCTGCTTCAAGTGTGTCTGTGTTTACAGTATCAATAGCAGCTATAGGTGTGTACTCCTGAAGCATGGACGGGTTTATTTTAGTTTGCGCCAAATTTACAGCAAACGCACCATTAACTGCGGCAGCATCAAATTTGGATTTGATGTCAGCCGGTAACCCAGGAGTATTTTTGGCCCAATTTAGTGTGTCAGGCACACTCTTTGCGGCATTGGTGGCCAGACCGCTAAGTGCTTGTGGTGTTAGTTTGTCTGTGGGGATTCCCAATGATTTTAAATCAGCCACACCAGAAGTCATCAATCCTTGCTGAATTTTGTTTTGAAGCCCTTCGTTGCCCAGCAACCCATCAAGACTTTTCACACCATCTCTGCCAGTCCACACTGTGGGACTTTTTAACACACTG